TTTTCGTCGGCCGCCGTTTTGGCGTCATCCCACGAATTTTTGAGCACCTTGACCGATCCCTCGGCCATCAGTCGGGTGTTGCCGTCGAGTTTGCCGACGGCCTCGTCGACCTTGCGGATCGATTCCGGGTCACCGAACAGCACACCGGCGATATCGGCCTTGCTGACACTGCCGCCGATCAGGAGCCGGAACTTTTCGATTTTGTCGCCCATCGTGTCGACGAACGTTTGCGCCGCGGCCTGGGCGTCACCTTCACGCAGCTTTTCGTACACCGAACCGAGAGCGTCGCGTGTCTCGTCCAAACCCTTTTTTGCGCGGTCCTGTTCGGCGTTGTAAATCGCCCATACCGCGGCGCCGGCGGCGACGATCGGGGCGGCCAAACCGAGCTCGCCGGTCAACTTTTCGGTTGCCTCTTTCGACAGTCCGAGTTTGCCGGCCATGTCCTCGGCCATGTCCTTGACGCCCTCGATGGCGCCACCGAAATCGCCGGCGGCCCCACCGGCGTCACCGAACGGGCCGACCATGTCTGAAATCGAGCTGGTGCCGACTTTGGCGCCGTCGCCGGCGGCCCGCGCCTTTTCGTCGACCTTGGCGAGATCGTCGGCGGCCTCCGTCGCGCCCGGGGCGTCGACCGGGATCGATACTTCTTCTTGGTCGACTTTCCCGGCGGTTTCTTTCAACTCGTCGAGCGCCGTATCGGCGTCGCCGGTGGTGCCTTTCAAATCCTTGAGGCTTGAGACGGCCTGGTCGGTGTCGACGATGACCCGTTCGTTGATGTCAGCCACCGGTCATCACCTCATCGACGGCGGCGGTGATCCGTTCGTGTCGGCGGGCGTGAATCACCCGGTAGGCGTTGTCGATCGCACGTTTGCCGCGTTTGCCGTTGCGGCCTTTGTCGCCGGTGCCGGGGTGGTCGACCGGGCCGCGCCACGGGTGGCCGACGCTGGCAGCTTTGAGACGCTTCGCCTTTTTGGGTGCGATCACATGCGGGGCGGTGCCGTACTGGCCGAACACCCAAAACCCGGTCGGGCCGAGTTTGAACACGACCGCGCTGGCGCCGGTGTCGATCGTGTAGTCGACGGTCGCCGGATAGTTTTTGGCGTTGAATGGTTTCCGGTTGGATCCGAACGCGGCGACCACGACCCGATCGAGTTCTTTCATCGTCGGGTCGATGTAGTGGCGTTTCAGTGCTTCGGCGCCGGGGCCGGTGGACATGTCCAGCCGTTGCGCGATGTCACCGATCCTGGCCGACAACTCGATCAGGGCCGACATCGGTCATGTCGCGGTCAACAGGGTTGGCTTGACGGTGCAAGGAAACGTCGCGGTGTCGACCCAGTTGCCACCGGACGGGCCGGCGTACAGGCCGGCGACGATGTAGCACGGTCCCTCGAACCCTTTGACACCGGACATGGCCGGGTCGATACGGAAAAATTTGAGGGCGCCGTCGTTGGCGAACAGGTACTCGGACAACGAGTCGGTGGTGCCCCAATCCTGCAAATAGGCGATGATCAGATCCCACGACGACTGCCCGGGGACGTTCGTCGGTGGGGCGCCATACGTCCCGGGCGCGGCGGACATGTTGGGGCGCGGTTTGACTTGGAAATCGGTGATCTGAAAACCCTGTTCGACACCGGCGGCGACACCGGCGGAGTTGTCAGCGAATTTGATCGACCCAAGATTTTTCGGGTTCAAGATTGTGCGGGCGGTAGCCATGTTTGCTCCTAGTCGGTGGCGGGTTCGGTGACGACGGTCGACACCAGGACGGCCGGGTATGAGATCTCGCCGTCGATCACTTGCACCGGTCTGAGTGTCGGTGGGCCGGCGGTGGCGTGCGACGTGTTCGGGGACCAGTCGGCAACCGCGTCAGCGATCACGGCGACCAGCGAATCGGTGACCGGGCCGCGTTCGGCGGCACGCAGTTCGACGTCATACGAGTGCAACCATCCACCGACCTGGCCGCGTGAGAGTTGTGACCCGGTCCATGTCACGGCGAGCGCCGGCAACGTCCCGGCGACCTCCGGACGTTCGAGTTGCACCGGCAGACCCGACGCGGTGTTGATCCAGTCCGCGAGCTCTTGGCGGTATTGGGCGTGCCTCACCGCAGCGCCCACAGATGTTTGTTACCGCGGGCGAGCAGGGTTTCCCATCGGCGGCCGATGTCGAACGGCAACGTCGACGGCACATCGTTGTTTTCGAGTAGCGCGGCTTGCGCGGCGGGGAGTTTGAGGAAATCGGCGGCGGCACCCAACACGGCCTCGTCGCCGGTCGGATTCAAGTCGTCGAGCGGGTCATCCGGGGCGCGGGCCAACGTGACCCGCGCCCACGACAAGGCGACCTCGAGCGCCGCAGCGGCCCGCGGGTCGTTGGTGTTGACGGCGGCGCGGGCCGCTACGGCGTCGGCATCCGGAAGGGTCACGGCACTGGCTTGATTTGGACCAGGCCGGCGGCGTCGATCTTGCCGAACGCGGCGAACTCGAACACCGCCAAATTGTGCAACAGGGTTTCGGGTACGTCGGCCTGCAACGTCTGTGTGTTGCCGATCATCGTCCCGAACGCTTCCGGTACTCCGACGATGGCCATTGACACCAGCCCGGTCGGTTCGATCGCGGGGGCGACCCGGAACGGCAGATCACGAACCTGACCGTCAGGGCTGGTGAGTGACACCGATCCGACCGGGTTGAACGGGCTCACGGTTGGGAACAGCGGGCGCAGATCGGTGCCGACGGCGTTGGCCATGCGTTGCCACAGTTTGACCGAGATCAACGCGAACTCCGGTAGCCGTCCGAGACTCGTCAGGAACGGCAGACATGCCGCGGTGAACGCGGTTTGGATATCGGTGTCTGCCGCTTCTGCGAGATCGATGACGGCGTTCGTGTCGTCGGCGGCGGCAACCACCGCGGTTGCCACCGCCAGCTCGAGCGCTTTGGCCATTTCGGTCGCGTACAAACCCATCACCGTGTCCAGGTAGGCGGGTTCGGTGCGTTGCATGGTGGCGATCGTCATGTCCTGGCCACCGCCGTAGGTGTTGACCGTCCAGTTCGCCGGGACGACCGTCACTTTGTTCGACACCAGCAGGCCACCGTCTCCGGGTTGGATCGCGACGGTCGGGCGGTCACCGATCACCGGGCGGGCGATCGTCAAACCTTTGTCGGGTAGCGGGTCCGACGAGAAACTGTTGACGGTCGGCGTGTAGGCACGCATCAGGTCAACGATCCGGTTCACCCACTGTGTCTGCAACAGGCCGGTGACATCGGCGGTCGTCGCCAACTCTGTCGCACGGTAGCCGCGGCGGCCGGCGCGGGCCATGTTGAGAGCCCGGTAGACCATGTCGCGTTCGTCGGTCGACACTTTCGCTTCACCGAACGCGGCGGCGTGGGCGAACTCTCCGAACGACTCGAACCGCGACCGTGGCATGCCCCGGGCGCCGGCGGCCGGTGCCAGTTGTGGGGCGGTGCGTTGCGCGCCGGATGTCTGTTGTGGTGCGGCGCGTTGGGCGTTCGGATCAACGCTCGCGTTCGGGTCGATCGGGTCGACCGGATCCGGGGTCATGATCGCGCCGTCGATGTTGCCGTCGATCGTGCCTTTGAACGGCCCCGCGACTGGTGTTTCGGACATGGTTGTTTCTCCTGGTGTTGATCGACGGCCGAGAACATCGGCGCCGGGGGACTGTGGGACGTTCGTGAACAACAGGCCGTGGACAACGGCGTCGACATGCACCACCGGACCGGCGGCCCGCGTCCCGGCTTTGGGCAGTGTGGGGGCGTCGAACTCCATCGACACATGGCGCACCAGTTCGTCGTCGATGTCGGCCAACAGATCGGCACCATCGGTCGAGCTGGAGATCCGCACTTCGGCGTAGGCGCCGTCGTCGGTCGAGCGGAACCCGGAGATTTTGCCGACCAGTTTCGGGCGGTCGAAATGCGGATCACCGGAGCGGGGGATCTCCCGGTAGACCAGTGAGCCGATCTCGGCACGCACACTGCCCGGGGCGAACTGTTCGACGTAGTAACTACGTCCACCGTCGTCGGTCACGGTCGCGGCGACACCGTACTTGACCAGTCGGACCATGACGGTGCGACCGTCACCGTCGACCTTGGCGGGTGCCTCGTCGAGCGCCACAGCGCGTAGGGCGGTGAGTGTGGCGGTGTCTGTCATCCGACCAGCTCCAATCGTGGGGCCGGCACCGGTACCGGCGGCAAGGTGGTTACCGCCGGTCCGGGCCCGGCAGGCGCACTACCGAACATGTCGAGCCGTGGCAACTCTGACGTGTCGAACCGTGCCGACTGCCCGTCCGCCAACAGGGTCGAGAATCCGCGTTCGAGGCGTGTCAACCACGTCGGCCCGAGACTGAGCACCAGCCAGCGGCGGAGTTCTTCGAGGGTCGTCGAATACGTGAGACTGGCGGCGACCGGTGCGTTACCGATCGACGCCGGGGTGTTCGTGGCCCGACAGATCTCCGCGGCGCAGAACTCGAGCACGGCGACGGTGTCGGAGATGTCTCCCGGTGTCGGCGCCGACGCGACTTCGACGTCGAACGGGATCACCGCCGGACGGCCGGCCTGACGTGAGGCGACCCACTGTGCCCATAGTTCGTCGGCTTGGCCGGGGTCGGCGGCGTTGCGCGATTTCAACAGGATCGACGGGTTCCCACCGGAGCTGTAGTAGTCGGCCAGGTATCGGTAGGCCCACGAATAGTTTTCGACTGCCTGCCAACATCGCTCGAGCGGTGATGCACCCAACGGGCCGCGGCGCGGGTCGTCGTTGATCTTCCACAACACGACATCGGCCGGGTCGACGGCGACACCGTGGATATACCAGCCGGTGATCAGCCGGTCGTCGAGCAGATCGAACGTCGGCGCCAGCGAGCAGGCGTTCGGGTTCTGCAACCGGATCGTGTCACGGCCGCGTAACGCGACGGCGTTGCCGGTGTACCACATCGATTGGACGATCGCATGCAACGTCTCGCCCAACGGTTCGGTGGGGTCCGGTTGGATCAACACGTCCGGTGTCGGGGAGATCCGGGCGCCGGTGTCGTCGATCGCGTACAACGGGAATTGTGAGATCACGTCGGCGTGCAGATTGGCGAGCCCTTGCACGATGGGGAGCTGGTCGACGGTGATCGGCGGTGACGACCAGGCGCGGGCTTCGCGAATCGCGGCGACCCGTTCCGACAACGACGGAGTTGCCCGCGCGGCAGTTGCGGGCGTTTCTCGCGTACGTCGACGGAACAGGGCCACGAGATCACGTTGCACCCGGCGAGTAGAATCGGGGCGTGACCGTAACGCGCCGGATCCCGCCACAACGCGCCGCATTGCTCACCGACCGACAAGTAGCCGACCGTTTGCACGTTTCGGTCCGCACGGTGCGCGAATACCGCTACGAGGGCACCTTGCCGACCGTCAAACTCGGTTATCGGACCGTCAGAGTGTCCGCGACCGACGTCGAACGCCTCATCAGAACCCGAACACGGTAATCCCGGCCACTACGACCCATTTTCAGGGCAACGGGCCCTGAATGAGCCGACGCGGGGCCTGTGCTCGTCTCACCAGGACTAATTCCGACGGCAGAAACCACGAATCGACACTGTCGTGCCGTGCTGAGGGCTCTACCTGCCATGTCAGTCCGACTTCGCCGTGGTTGTTGGGGTTCATCACGCGGCCGACGCGACCCGCGTATTGGGACCATGTGCCCTTCGCGGGTGCTTCACGCTCGCAGCGCACGACGTCACCGATGTTGAAAGTATTGTCCGTCACTGTTGAGACCTCCTGAGGGTCTTGACCGGGGCCGGGGACGTTGACGCGTCGCCCGGCCCACTCACCGTACAGTCATTTTCGGCCCGAAAGTCCCCACGGCGGCCGCTGGTAGGCCCAAACGGCGAGTGTGGCGGCCGCCAGCGGGGTCACATCGCCTTTCGAGTGCAGTCGGGACCATGCGAACGATTCACCGAGCGGTCTTTTGCGTGCCCCGGCGACCGCGGCGTCGAGTTCGGTCTGGCCGGCGTGCCACAGGTCGCCGGCGTCCGGTCCCGGTTCGCCCAACAGGTCGAGCACGGTTTGGGCGGCGGTGGTGAAGTCCGCCGGTTGCATTTCGTCGACATACAGCCCCGCGGTGCGAGCGCGGTCGATGTGGACACCGTCACCGGCGCGCCGGTCGGCCCAAACCTCCACAAGTTTGCGACCGTGACCCGATTTCAGCGCCTTGAGCGCCGGTACGAGCCATGAGACGCCGGGTCGGTGGGTGACAGCGACACCCAAACCGCCGGCGGGCCGTCGACCGACCACAGCGATAGACGCCGATGTGCGTAGATGGTGGGTGGCGAACGCGGCGACGAACGGCGCCGCAAGGTCGTTCAGATCCGCCACGGTCTGGCGGGCCCACACGTCCCGGTCGATCACCTGATCATCGACACCCGCCGGGCGGATCCCGAGCATGGTTCGGGCGAACATCGGCCGATCATGAGCCAAACGGGCCACCGCGCGTTCGGTCAGGAACCCGAAGGGCTCGAGCGCCGGAATCGTGGCGCGCCACACGTCACGATCCAACACGTCGACATCATCCGGGGCGGACCATTCGAAATATGCGACCCGCGTTTCCGGATCCGTTAGCGATTGGACACCGATTTCCTGGTAGTGCATCAACAGGCCGTCGGTACCGTCACCCACGGCCGACGCGACCCAGAGTTGCGGGTCGGTGTTGACCAGCATCGTCGGTTCGAGCGCCGTCGGTAACGTCAGATCGGCGTGTGAGAATGCTTCGTCGATCGTCACGTCATCGACGTCGGATTGGCCGTGGCCGGCGGTGTCGGTGTTGGCGACGATCACCAGTTTCGATCCGTTGCACCAGTCGATCCCTTCGCGACCGTTCGATTTCACCGGCGTGTACTTGCCATTGAGCATCGTGCAGCGGGCCAAATGGCGTGCCTCGTAGTCGTCCAAGATTTTGATTCGGGCGGCGCCACGGTCCTGGGCGCCGTACACGATCCGGGCCTGGTCACGGCGCCACGCTTTCCCGGTGTTTTTCGCTTCGATCATCGTCGTTTTGCCGTTCTGGCGACCGACGACCAGCACGACGGTGTCATAGAACAACAGGCCGGAGTCGGTGACCTCACCGGCGACATCAGCGACATAGGTTTGCCAACCGATCGTCGGTTTCCCAGTGATCAGCTGGTGCCATGTGCACCACGCCGGGCCCAACGTGGCCCGGGCCGGGTTACGCGGGGTGCCGAACCGCGGTGGCGGATAACTGCTCGAGGGCTTCGCGGACGTCGTCACGCGTCGACGTCGGGCGTTGGATCCCGAGCTGGTCGCGGAGCGCCCGGAGCTCGCGACTAACGGCGATGCCTCCCCAACGGTCACGCTCACGAATACACCGGTCCAATTCGCGCCCGGCGGCCCGATAGGCCTTTTGAACACCCGCCGTTGACGACGGCAACAGGCCGGCCCGGCCCATCTCGGTCAGATCGGCGGCGCATGCACGCTCCACCGTACCCCGCGACCTGTCACCGAGTTCGAGCGGCAGTTGTCCGGGGGTGTGTTTCGCCACGACTCAGCGACCGCACTTCGCGCACCCGGGCCGGGGTGTCGACGGGTTGATGGTGGAGCGTGCGACGGTTCGGCCGCACGCGGCTACCCATCCGGTCGACGATCGGCTCACGATGCGATGAAACACGCCGGGATGGTTGACGGCGATACCGGACCACGCGTCACCGTGCACGATCTGGTCGTGCGACGGTGGTCGTGGTGCACGTTCGGCGGTCGGTGTTGGCGCACCGCCGTAGTTCGTGAGATCAAACAGCGGCTCCATGATGTAACTACACCTGATTTCGTTTGGTTGGCGGGGAGAGGACGGGGACTGCAGTGGGCCCTTCTCC